TACCATTTGTTATTTCAGATACAATAGAACAGGCCACACCAATTATGGCAGGATCGCCTGTAAGTAGTAAATAATCAGATAACTGATAATCTTTTAATTTTTGTTTTAATGTTTGAGTTACATAAGCAGGGCTTAAAATAATTTGAGAGTTTTCTGGTAGTAATACTTTTAAATTACCAAATTCTCTAGCACCAATAATATTTATTTTGGGAGCTCCTATTTTTGACCCCGGTATATCTTGTATAACAAAAACAGTTGCTTTGTTATCAGATGGCTGATTAGACATTCTCATTAATAATATATCCTTCTTGACATTTTATAACACATAATGTATATGCTTCCAATAGAAAGTAAAAATATATTATGCATTATAAACATAAAAGCAAGCCTTTTGCTCATCAAGATAAGGCCCTTAAAATGTCGTGGGATAAAGAAGTATTCGCTTATTTTATGGAGATGGGTACAGGTAAATCAAAGGTCTTAATAGACAATATCGCTATGTTATATAATAGTGGTAAGATAAACGCTGCACTGATAGTAGCACCAAAAGGTGTATATAAAACTTGGTTTGACCAAGAGATACCTAATCATATGCCAGATTACATACCAAAAGTTATGGGTCTATGGCGTACAGATCCTAATGCAAAAGAGTTAAAACCTTTGTTTAAAACAGGAGCGGAACTTCATATATTAATTATGAATGTTGAAGCTTTTTCAACTAAAAAAGGACTACAGTTTGCGCATAAATTTTTGAATAGTCATAATGCATTGCTGGGTATTGATGAGTCTACAACTATAAAAAACCCTGCTGCTAAAAGAACTAAAAATATTTTGTCTTTAAGATCTCTTACTAAATATAGAAGAATACTTACAGGTTCACCTGTAACTAAATCACCTCTTGATTTATATTCTCAATGTCAATTTTTAGATCCTTGGTTGTTGGATCAATCTTCTTATTATTCTTTTAGAACTAGATATGCTATCTGTAGAAAAATACAGGTTCATGGTAGACAAGTTGAGATTGTTGTTGGATACAGAAACCTAGGTGAACTATCAGATAAAATAAAACCTTTTTCTTATCGTGTATTAAAAGATGATTGTTTAGATTTACCAAAGAAAACATATTTAAAACGTACTATTGATTTGTCTGACGATCAAAAGAAAGTTTATAAACAAATGAAACAAGAAGCACTTGCTGTATTAAATGGTAAGATGGTTACATCAGCCACTGTAATTACTCAACTTATGAGATTACATCAAATTACTTGTGGTCATTTCACAGCTAATGACGGTTCAGTGCAAGAGATAAAAAACAATCGTATATCTCAACTGATGGACATACTAGAAGAAGTTGAGGGTAAAGCTGTTATATGGGCTCATTATAGGTATGACATAGAAAAAATTGTACAAGCTATATCAAAAAAATATGGTAATAATTCTGTGGTAACTTATTACGGTGATACATCTACAGACGATAGACAGAGAGCTATTCAAAAAATACAGGACCCAGAATCACCAGTTAGATTTATAGTAGGCACACCTCAAACAGGTGGTTATGGTATAACTCTTACAGGTGCATCAACTATGATTTACTACTCTAATGGCTATGATCTAGAAAAAAGACAACAATCTGAAGCTAGAATAGATAGAATAGGTCAAGAAAAACCTATGACTTATATAGATATTATGGCAGAAGACACTATAGATATGAGAATAGTAAAATCTTTACGACAAAAAGTAAATATAGCTACCGAAATCATGGGAGAAGAGTTAAAAGATTGGATATGAAATATCCTTATTATATTAGAATGGCAATATTATTATGTGTTGGTGCGTTTGCACCAATTGGTATTCACCATATTGTTTATAAATTATGGGATGTCAGTGTATTGCGAGCAGCAGAAATAACTTTTATATTATGTATTCCGATAGCTTATTGGATGGCCAGTAAAATAAATGAACGTTGGCACGACGACCGAGAAGATTAATTCATAAATAAATTAAAAAGACCAACAAGCGTAAGTATTGTTGTAAATGCACCGCCAACAATCCAGTAAATTACAACATCTGTTTTTCTTTCTAACTTTCCTACATCTTGATGTAAATGATCTATCTGTCTTTTAAAACCTTGTACGTAACCATACAGAGATACTAAATGTTCGCCGGTAGTCTTTGGTGGTTTACCGTTAGCCATTATTCTTCGTCATACTCCATATCACCAGCCATAGCACCAGGTGATCTACTATAATCTCGACCTCCCATAGCTGCTGCGCTTGCTGCGGCTTGTGCGCTACCAAGTCCACCGTAACCTGTTTGAGCAGACTCAGCGATTGAATCCATCATACCTTGTGTATCAATATCTTTAAAACCAAATTGGCCTAAAAGATTATCTAAATTTTTCTGGCTATATCCTTTACCTGCAGCACCTCTTTGTAACATATTTGAAATTCTGTTTGATCTGCTTCTCATTTCTCTCATAGGATCAGAATAATAACCACCTAAAGCATTCATTCTATTTAATTCTTCTGCTGTCTTTCCAAATAACGTTCCGCCAAAACCAGCTAAGTCTTGATCTGATACTCCTCTGTAATATTTAGATTCTTTAGGATTAAAAATCATCTGTCCCACATCTCCTAATGAACTTAAAGCTTTACCTGCAATGCCTCCGCTTCCTATGAAATCTAATAATTTAGTGCCGCCTTGTGTAAGAAGGTCTAAGAGAGGGTTACGCTGTGATGTTGTATCACTTTCCATTAATTCACTGTCGCTATATTCCAGAAGGTCATCATCACCATCTTTCTCTATGTCAAAAGTTTGGATATCACCTTGTGTATCTGTTACTAAATTTCTTTTTATTGCTTCTCTGAGGTTTTCTCTTTCAATAGCAGACATGTCTCCCATAGTATTATCAGCAGATCTTCTGCTTGCTAACTCTGACATAGCAGCAAAGTTGCCAATATTGGCCAGCTGTTGAAGTTCTTCTTCTGATAATTGTGTTAAATCCATTATGCTAATCCTCTATTTCGAAGCCTAATCATCTTCTCTTCCTCTGATAATAACGTTCTCTCAGCTGGTGTCAACCCAGTAGTCATAGGTGTTGGAGCTTGTACTATAGAGGGATTTGGCTGAGGTTGTGGGGGCAACTGACTTCTCTCTGCTGGAGGTGGTATGTAATCTTCTAATCTAAAGTTCCACTCACCAGATAAAGTTGCTCCATTAAAATCTTGATACATTCTATTAATTACAGGTTCTGCTTGGCTATAAAAGTCTTGCCCTGTTTTTTGTTCTATCTCTATTAAAGATTTACGTATGTCTTTACTAGGAAAATATGGTCTAAATAAACCTTCTTTTACATACTGGTAATTTTTCTTTTGATTTCTATCTATAAAAGTTTTTGCTATTGCATCGTCAGACATACCTAAAGTTTTAGCACTTCTAATTTTATTTCTCATAGTTCTGTTAACATCAAACATAGCTTTGTTAGCTACAAAATATCTCTCAATAACTTCTTCCATTGACTTATTAGGTCTAATTACACCTTCTCTACCTCCAGTAAATTCTTTTCTAGAGTTACGTATACCTGAGTTAAAATCATTAATGGCAAACTCAAGAGCATTCTCTGGTTTGATAGGTATTAATCTAAAACCAAACACACCAGCAAGAGATTTATCTATTTCTATAACATCTCCGTTTCTATCCGGCTTACCGGTTGCTGAGTCGTAAACTCTTACAAACTGTTTGTATTGTGGTAATTGTGATTCAACAACGTGTTTTAACATTCTATCATACTTTTCATTTCTAGGTGTTTGCTCTGTATATAAAACAACACCATCTTTTGTTACACCACCTCTAGCTACAATGTCTCCAATAGCTTCTGTAAAAATAGACTCACCAATAAATGGGTTAGCTGTTTCAGCCATAGCTTTTGTAAGCCCTTCATAAAAACCTTTAGCTAATACTTCTTCATCTTCAATACCCTGTTGAATATTTTGTAATACAGTTCTGAACGGTCTTTGCACTGTGTCATACACATTGTTATGACTCCAATCACTATAAAATAATTCACCTGTGTTAGGATCTTTTACAAATATAAGCTGTGAGTTTTTAGACCAAGGTGCAACACCTAAGTCTCTCGCTGCTAGTGCCTCTTTGTCTGATACACCGAAGATAGCTTTTGATCCTTCAACGATACCATACGGTATAATTGAAAACGCAGCAGCCGATCCGGCTGCTCTTGATAAGGCAATATTTTTCATAGGGTTTGTGCTTTTAAAATAATTTATACTTCCTGTTACAGGATCTCTTAAATCTTTTAGTATTGTTTCAAAAATACCACCGCTTGTTCTAAATACTTCTGATGGCCATGACATAAAATTACCAAACGGTGTAACACGCATTGTTCTTACAAAGTCACCAACGTACGCATAGTTTGGTATTGTATTTCTTACAATATCAGCAGCTTCTTCTTTTAATTCTTGAGCTGATTTTTTAATACCTGCTTTTGCGTATGCATCTGCTCTTCTAAGTTTTTCTGTCTCATACATTGTAATTTTCCAAAAATCATCTTCAGCTACATAAACATCTTGAAATCCTTGACCTATAGCTCTAGCTTTTCTTAACGTGCCTTCTCCTGCTTTACCTAAAGCTCTAAACATAGGTTTTAAAATAGAATCTGTTGCAATATTACCAGACTCAAATATCTTTGCATCACGCATAAGATTTTTTAAGTCTCCCATTCTTACGTTAGTATTTGTAACACCAAGTTCTAATAACTCTCTGTAGTAGTCCATAGCTTTAGGATCTCTTAAACCAACGTTTAAACTTTTTCTTGCTTGGTTAAAACCTCTTATCATATAAATAGGATTGGACAGTGCACCGTTAGCTAGTGCAAATGCAGAAGAAGATAAAAAGTTTCTAAAATGTGTAGGTATAGATAAAACTGTTTTTGCATATTGTGATACTGCTTTTGGTGTTAAGAATAAATTTCTATACGCACCTGACGCTGTTCTAGCTGCAAAGTTACCTTTCTCTCCTCTCATCCATTCAGATACTTTATTTGCATTACTAAATGCTTCTGCTATTTCTTTTGATGTATATTGACCTTGTAATCTATTTATTAATACACCATCTTGAAAATATTCTTTTACATAATCATCTATCTTTACAATTTCTGTGTTTGGTAAAGCTTTCCTTGCATCTAATGGATTTGCAAAGAAAAAACCTTTTGACCCTGGAGCTGTTGCAGTTGTAGCCGCATCTTTTAATCTTTGATCAACATCTAATATTTCATCAAACAATTGATTTTTTCTAGCTATTGTTGATAGTCTGTTTATACCTTCGTATATAGAAAACCTTGCATCTTCTATCTCACCAAACAATTCTCTAAATGCTTTACTACCTTTACCTATAACTTTTAATTCTTGTGATCCATCCGGTAGTTCTTTAGTTAAAGTTTGTGCAAATGTTTTTATATTTGTGGCATCAGTAGCACCTTGTGTTAGATTATCAAACTCAAAAGAAGGTAATTTTGTTTTAGGATTATATTGTCTTGCTTGTGATAAAACACTATTTACCATTTGCTCTGCTGTCTCATCTGTAATTGGATTTTTGTTTTTAGCTGCGTATCTTTTAAATATTTCTTTTACATTATCAACAGCTTCTGTTGCAGGTTTATATCTTTGATAAAAACCAAAATCTTGGTTTTGAAATATTCTATATGTTGTACCTATAAATTGTTTTACTCTGTCACCCATAAGTTCTCGTAGATTAGCTTGTAATTTTTTACCTGCTGCTCCTTTCAGACCTACAGAACCTTGAGCTGTAATATCTAAAAGAGTGCTAAATCTATCTCTAACTTTATTTGCTGCTTCAAGAATGTTATTTACGTTTTCTGCTTTTGCACCTTGTTTTTTCGCTAATTTAGCAAAAGCATTTACAGCTTCGTCGGGCATACCTTTTTTTATATCTCCCTCAAACATTAAATCATTTATTTCTTTTAAAAATTTACCTCTGTTCTCATCGTTAGTTTTATTTAAAAAATTTTTTAATGTTGGAAACATTTGATTTACTTCCTTATCAATACGTTTTACTTGTTCCATGGCAAAGTTTGTGTCTGACATCTGTCTGCCTTTTTCAGTTCTTTTAGCTAAAAATAATTCTTGTGGTTGTGCACCTCTTGGTCTAAATGCAGATCCTACTTTATCAAAAAATCTTATTAGTTTATCACTACTATATATGGCTTCTTTACCACGTTTACCTAGTTCTCTTAATCCAACACCTGTACCAAATACTAATCCTGTAAGTGGTATGGACTCAGCACTAAATTTTAATCTGTTTAATAATTTTCTTGCAGCATCTTTTTGTGGATCTGCTTGTACATCTCTATCTAATTCTGTTGGACCAGCTTCAAATACATCACCAATAGTTCCAATATTTTCTACATCACCAACCAAAGTTTCTCCAGCTGCACCACCCAAAGCTACTGCAGCTATATTTTGACCTGTAGTTAATTTTAGTTGTTTTGCTTTCTTTAAACCTTTTTGTAAATTTTTTGCTTTTGGATTTAAATATGTGCCAGCTTTTCTAGCTCGTAAAGCTTTTAAAGATAGTTTTCTTGCAGCTGTTGCAGCAGCTGTTGCAGGTACACCTATTTGCACCAATGTTTGTGTAATCTTACCTGCAGCTGTTTTCTCAGCTGTCTCTTCAAATATATTTATTGTATCAAATACTTGTTCTACTCGTGCTGCAGCATCTGTTGTAATACCAGTTAGGTCCATCAACTCTGCGCCTAGTGAAAATATACCTTCAGGCACTTTGACAATACCAGATGCAATGCCCGCCATAGCACCATGTATTTGACTTATCTCTTGATCATCTTCTGCGGGTGGTTGAAGTGTTTCTACTTCCTGTTCAAGCTCTTGTATTTCATTAGGTTTAAACTCGTCGTCGTATATTACAGTTCCTTTGGGAAATTTTTGCGAGGACATTTTAACCCTCTTCTGTTATTTCTTTCAGAGTAATTGTATCAATCGGCTCTGTTCTTGTAGGCTCTGATTTTTTTATAACAAATTTTCTAGTAGCTGGATTTAAAAGTATAGCACCATCATCTTGCGCTTCTAAAAATTCCCTGCTTATTCTTGTTTTACTATTGTCTAGTGGTGCAATCCCTCTGTATTTAGCTCCTAATTCATTTACAGCTCTTATATCGTCTCTTGATATTTGAACTGCTTTATATTGATCGTTTGGATTTAACGCATCACCACCAAATATATTTATTAATTGTTTTATTCTAGATTCGTCAGTTCCAGACTCATATGTTTTTTTCCCTAATTTTGCTTCTATAGCTCTGTCTGCAACATCTTTTTTAATACCAAGCTCAAGACCTTTCATAGCTCCAGCTACACCTAAACCTTTACCTGCTGTTCTGGCTTTTAATGCTTGACCAACAGGCGCTTCAAAAGCAGAAGCTAAGTTGGCAAGTGTGCCGCCCTTACCTGCTGTTGACATACCCCTTAGTCCACCTTGAATTAAAACATTAGTTAATAGATCTCCGCCAGATGGTTTGCCTAAGTTAGCAAGTTTCATAGCTGTCTCTGCATAACTTCTACCTGATGGTGATAATCCTGATGTTTCAAATATTTCTTGAATTTGTTCTTCTGTTGTACCTGTTTTATAATTAGTTCTAGGTTGAGCTAACTCCATAATACCTTCGTTAACTTCCCCACCTTTTCTGAACATTGGTCTTTTTAATGTTATACTCATGTTACCCCTTTATTAACCTATAGATACCAGCTAACGTAGCACCTGCACTTAGTCCTGTTTGTAAAGCACCTGGTGTTGGCATTACTGTGCTTCTCTCTCCACCAGGATATCCTGATATCAAAGGCACAATGCCAGAACCTAAAGTCTGAGCTGCTTCCAAAGGTTGGAAAGCTTGTCTCTGTGCAAGTTGTTGTTGGGCACCCAACGTTGCTTGATCTCTTGCTTGTTGTTGGCCACCTAATGTTGTTAAGCTTGCTATTTGTTGACCTAACAATGCAGGTGTTTGTTGTGCTAAATTAATGTTTCTTAAAAAATCTTGTTGAGATAAATTTTGTGCTTGATTAAATCCTTGTCCTAATAGTTGTGCTTGTAATGCTGCTCTGTTTCTAGCTTGACCTGTTAAATATTCTGCTTCTGCAACACCTTGTCTTCCACCGCCAAAGGCTCCAGCTTGTATAGCTTGATTTGCTAATGAAGGTAAACCAGCTTGTGTTTGTCTATCAAATTCTGCAAGTGTTGTGTCAATAACATCTTGTTGAAAAGGAGACATGTAAGATTGATAAGATGTCGGTCCAGTCAATCCTTGTGCTGCTGTTAAGAATGGTTGGAAACCACCCAGACCAGAAGCTAAACCTTCTGCTTGTGTTGTTAACGCACCAGGACCAGCAACAAACTGTGGCCCCATAACTTTTGATAAATCTTGTGTTTTAAAATCACCAACTGCTTTTTGTAAATCTGTTAAATACGTTTTGCCGGCTGCTTCAATAAACTCTGCGGGTGCCTGTCTTACTGTTTGGACTTCTGCCATTAAACTTTTCCTCCTCTTTCAAGAGATTTCATCATGCTGTACATACGTTCAGCTCCTTTGTTAACATCTCCTTCACCCATGCCTCGTACAGCATCGGCTGTAAATACGAATTCGTTGTTGGATAACATCGCTGGGATATCATCTTCTTTTTCTTTTATACCAACTGGCTGTATAAATCCACCAGTATTTCTAAGATCTAACTCCATAATACCCTCTGGATTCTGTCTCATAGGTAGTCCCTCGGCGCTCGCTGCTTGCATAGCGTTATCACTGGCTGTATCTCCCATTGCATATCCTATTCTACCGCCTTGTGAATAGCCTCCAGCTCCAGATGTATATTCAGAAAGATCATTACGTACTTGAGCTTCAAGCGCTTCTGCGTCTTCACTTCCATCTTCTTTTACAAAGCTTTTTAAATTTCTATATCCTTGTCTTAAATAACTTCTTAGAGAATCAACGTTTCGAGTTGCTGCGATAGCTTCTTCATCCCCTTGTTGAGCTTTAGCCATTACACCACCTAATAAAGAACCTGCAAGACCTATACCTATATTCTTAGCTACTTTACCTGTTAAAAAATCTGGTACTTTTGGCATACCTATTTTAGAACCTATCATAGGTCCAAGTTTATACGTACCATACGCTAATAAAGCAGCCTTACCTATATCAGAAGATAATATATCACCTATGCCACCTGCTACTTTTTTAACAGCTTTCTTGGCTCCCCCAGTAATCTTCTTAACTAGGCTACCTAATCCATATAATTCTCTACTCATCTGTCCTCTAGATATTGTCATAATTTAGCTAAATTGTTATTGGCAGGCCTACAGATCCTGTAATCTTTTATTTTATGTGATTTTTTTAGGCGGGTCAACAGGCTTTTCTCTAGCTTCAATAGCGTCTTTAGAAGCTTTAAGCTCATCAAAATATCTACCACAATACTCATACTCTCCCGTATGTGATATGTGATCCATACAATATAAGTGTATTTTACCACCCATAGCCGTCCATCTTTTACAAAATCCAAAGTCTTCACCAAAATATTGTTTAGTTTCCGGATCATGTAAACACTCAAATAAATTATAAAAATTCTCTTTGTATACCTCTTCACGATTAACCAAGGTAGGTTGACGAATTTCTAACTCAGGATATTGTTTTATCATCTTTTCAAGAGTTTCTCTTTTAATTAACATACAGCCAGTTGGTGCATGAGTTACCTCTGCTACACCATCTTCTACTACAACTTCATTCATACCTTCTACTTTTATAGGATAATGAAAGCCTGCTTTAGCTATATCTTTTTCGTCAGTAAGTTTTAATAAATCTGTTCTTCTTTTAATTTTACCCCAATCAATATATTTCATTGGGTAAGGTACAGCTATAACATCTTTATCTTTGTCTAACATTTTAAATATACTTTCAGCTTGAAAGTCTATGTCTGAGTCTATAAATAATAAGTGTGTGTATTTACCTGGTTCATTTAAAAACTCAGATACAATTAAGTTTCTACCTTGTTGTACAAGAGATGATTTATATAAAGTAAAACTAACTAATATATTTTTTTGCATACATCTTTGTTGAAATTTTAAAAGTGCTTGTGTGTAATGTATAGAGCACTCACTATGTACAGGTGTGCCTACCATAATTCTGTATTTAGGTAATCCAAGATTTACTTCTGATTGACCTGTTAAATCAAATGTTATTGGTTCATTATTTTTCATTTAATATTCCTTTCAGTAAATGTGTCCAAGTTATAGCTATCTTTGGCCAGCCATAGTAGGTATTAGCATATTCTACTTGCCTATTCAAATGCTGTATAATTGTTGGTTGGTCTAATGTTTTCTTTGCAGACTCAATACCTATTGCACACTTTCTAGCTAAGAAGTGATAGTTCTTGCTATGTGTAAGATACATTGGATACTCTGCTCCTGTTTCATACAAAGCTCCATAGTTTGATACAATACAATATAAACCTGCAGCCATAGCTTCTAACAATGATATACAAAATGTTTCTTCCCATATACTTGGATATACAAACATATTATAATTTTTAAGATGTCTTTTTATCCATTCGTTATTTCTAAAACCAAGATAATTTACATTTGGTAATTTTTTTGCATGATCATACAGAGCTTGATATTCTTTATCATTAGCATCAGCAAAATCTTTGCCGTATACTTGACAATTAGAAAACACATCTAATTCTATCATAGGATCTTTTATTAATTCCATAGCACCAAGTAATACATTTAATCCTCTCCATGGTGTGCAATGATGTATAATTCTACATTTTTGTCTTTTGGGTTTATATATTTCTTCTCTAGGTTTTATATTATCTATACCATTTTTTATAACCACACATTTTTCCGTAGGTAAATCATAATACTTGGTAAAATTTTCATAATTCCAATGACTGTTAAATACATACCAATCATATTTATTATGATTTGTTTTATCCTTAAACCAAGGATGTATGTTTGGTTGATCCCAAGAATTTTTTTGCCATAATATATTTGGTTTGTTTTTTGATAAAGGTATTTTCTCTGGTATAGATGTTGTTATCTGTACACGATCTAACAATTTATTATCTACATATTTATATAAATAACTTAATTGTAATTCAGTTCCGCCCTGTGGACTATTTTTTTCCATCAAATATTTTTTGCAATGCGTTCATACCTCTAGGAGATACATGTACTGTTGTATCTTGTTGAATATGATCCATTGTCGTAGCTGTATTTGGATCTGCAACATCCGCTTTCATTTCTTCTTCGTCTTTATATACTTTACCAGTCCATGTGTTTTTACAAATGGTTACCGTAGTGCAGTGTATATTTAATATGTCTTTATCCATTTTCTTGCGATCTGTCTATTAAAGCATAACTTATCAGGCCTTGTATCTTACTACTTCCTGTAGCTGCTTGTATGGTTATAGCATCACCTGCTTCTAAATTCAAGCTTTGGGGTGAAGCATTTATCTGTGTTTTGGCTGCTACATCATCTCGAAAAAATTCATACTCAGTGTTTGAATCAGACGAGTCAACAAAATTCATGTTTACTAAAATAGCTGATGACGCATCATTGTTTGCACAATAAATACTTTTGACTATAATTGTTCCATTGGTAGGACAAGTAAGCACTGTGGTTTTGCTTGTATCAGTTTGTTTAAAACCTTGATTTTTATATTGTATAGTCATTAGTTCATAAAATAGTTAAAAGCATCTTGCTCATCCTTTAAATCTTTTTGAAAGCTAAAGTTAAGTTGATTTTTTATACTATCAAGAGATGCAAGAATTTGTCTTTGATTTTCTACTTCGTATTTGTTTTTTGGTTCTGGTATGTAAACAGTAATTTTAGCCATTTTGTTTGTTCCAATCTAGGTTATCAATATCTATATCCCTAAACTCTTTATAGTCTCTTTTAAATATTTCTTCAACAGACATATCAGGATACTTTTTTCTATATGTAGCAACAACAGCATCATGAGTTTCATTACCCCATCTACCAGTCAACATATGTCTAGTTACAACGCCAGGATCATAATGTTCAGGCTGCACTTGATATTTTGATCTATCTAATATTTTAATTTTATAGTGACTATTTAAGTCTTCATACATTTCAGATAATAATCCACAGCCAGCTGACCTTCTAACAAATACTTGAAAATCAGAATCAGGGTGTGTGCTTCTATTACGATGTATTTCAATAGGAAAATCTTTTAGTCTTAAAAAACACTCCTCTATAACTTCTCTCCAAAACATACTTCTACCTGAAGATATAAGTAATGAGTTTTGTACAAGTTCTCTGTTGTTTGCTCCAGGTGCTAAATAAATAGTATCGTGTTCTAATTCATCATAAAAATTACGATAACAATATGTATCCATATCAGCATAAATACCACCTTGTTCAAACATAATTATATATCTTGCAATATCTAATTTTACAATTTCAATAGGAAAATTATGCCATACATCCCACCAGTCTGGACAATATTTAAATATGTATGCATCTATGGTGTGATCACGCCAGCTTGTAAATCTCCATTGCCCTGGATGATGTCGTAACCAAGAAGTTCTACAAGGTTTCCAAATTGGATGCCATTTGTTTTTATCATCGGGCTCTAACTGTTGAATAAGTTTTGGTATTATTATTTTATTATCTTCTGCCATCTGGTTGAGCATCGATTCTTAAAGTGCCATATCTCCATGTTTCACCGGCTGCATCATTTTCTATCTTTATACTTATTAATCTTCCTCTAGCTCTGGTATCTATCTTATCAGTTGATGACGTAACTGTAAAGGGTCCAAGTGGAGAACTTGTCGATGTGTTGTTTGGATAATCGTTAATAAACAAAGTTACTTTTGAATTACCCGTTTGATATTTAAAGTCAGGTACAAATCTTCTAATAGATGAAAATATTTCACCATCATCAATATCTAAATCACCTGATCTTATAAAAGCTGTAATTGCAGTTGTTGTCCCACCAGCAACTTGATCGTTACCATCTTCATGAGAATAATAAGTGGTTGCGCCAAACTTGTTTGTTATACCTTGTATTGGAAAGTTTGGTGTGCCAGTTGCTGAGTATTCTGTTGCGTAAGGATTATCGAACACATAAGCATCAACATAAGTTGTTCTAGCTAAAGATCCTGTTGTCCACACACCTTCCGCGTAATTATATGTAACTACCCTATCTATTTGTGTAGATCCTGATTTAGGATAGAACCACATAACTTCATCGTATAAAGAATTATATCCAGCAGCAATAGTTTGATTAGATCCAAAGTTAAGACCAAGATTATTTCCTTCGGTTGTAAATACAAAATCTTCAACCAAACAAGGTAAGGATTTTACTGTACCATCATACACAAAGAAACCACCTGCATCACCCATCCAATATACAGCACCATCTGCGTAAACAACTGCATGCTGTCCAATGCAGCCACAACCTGTTCCAACTTGTCTAACACTAAATGTAAAAGGTGGTCCAACAAATTGTATTACGTAAGCTGCTCTATCTGTAAGAACAAGTGTATAGTCTTTTGCATTTATAGCTCCTCGTATCTCGCTGCCTGCGTCTAGTCTAAAAGTTCCTGCAGTGTTTGTTGCTGTTGGGTCATATGTATTTAAATCTTCTTGATTTGAGAATCTAATAAACATTGGATCTTGTGTTGCTGGATTACCAATTGTAGTCTCTGTTCCTAAATGAAATAGATGCCTGTCTCTATCAGATACAAGTGTCATGATAGAAGCTGTCGGGTTATTCGTAGTTGCAAAACTTGATGTTGAAGTTGAAGCTCTAACTGTTCTAGGATTAGAAGCACCTGCGTTCCAAGTGAAAGTTTTACCATTGTGTATAGTTGCAACTAATACTTCACCAAAATTATCTAATGACCAATTACCAGGATCTAACGTTACAGCTGAAATTGTTCTTTCAGTTCCCCATGTGCCTGTGCTCCAAGTGTCAGTGCCGTAACCATATCCTGTTGTTTGAGAGGTAGGTCCTATTATTTCGTATGGATCGATAGTTGCAGCTCCTGCTGCAGTCATACCAGTTCCAGACTCAACAGCGGACATGGTAATTGTAAATGAGTTTGTAGCTACAGTTATAACCTCGTAAGTTTTTTCTGTGAAATCTATAACAGCGTATCCTGTGGCTCCACCACCAGGTAAAGTCACTGAGGAAAAAGTTACGTATCTACCTACAGCTAAACCATGAGAGGTTTTGTTTATTGTTACTGTTGCATTGTTGTTTGTTGATGTAAAAGTAGCTCCTGATATGGCAGTTGCTAAAGGTGATATGTCATAGAAGTCATCACCATAATATAAAAATAAACCTTGAGATGTACCAATAACTGTATACTTCTCTCCAGCTAATGAAGTAAAAGCATGTTGATCTCTAGCTGCACCTGGTAATTCTTTTTGAGAAACAGTAAGTTGTTTCCAACCACCTATTTTTTCTGGTAGTCCCGTTCTAAATCTAACAAAGTCACCATCTATCCATTGACCTTCAGCGCCGGATGCTGTCTCTTGTTTATTAAAACCTGGTATGAACTGTAATTTTTTTAACGCCATAGTCTATCAGTATAAACGATTTTTACTTAGCTTCAATTCTAAAATTAGCAGCTATTGATACTCTAGTTCCCTTTGATTTAAAAGGCACTACTTCGTGTTGGGTATTATAAGGGAAGATATACAAGTCTCCTTCTCTTGGAAAAAAACCTTGTCTACCAATAGACAAAGGTGATTGATATGGAAAAACTTGAAAAACAAGAGAGCCAGGAAGACTGCTTTGTCCTATAAAATCTTCGCCTTCTTTAATTAAACCTTTTGGAATATCTGTATACAACACACTAGAAAAATTACATTTGGTGTGAACATGTGGAGGGTTGTAATCACCAGCCACCATGTAATTAACCCAAGCTCCACTAGTTATTAATCTACCAAGAGGTCTACCATAAAATTTATGATATCCATCTCGATAAGCTTCTAAATATCCCATGACAATATCTTGATACTTTTGAACATCTATATCGTACTCGTCATCTAAATGTCCTGCTAGATGTTTTCTTGCATCTTTCTTTTTATCTTTTTTACATAATTTTTTAAGAGCTTTTATTTCTTCTTTTGTTATCCTAGTCTGCATAATGAAAGGACCAAAAAAAGGGAAATTATATTTTACTTCTTTATCCATGTGCTAACCATTTTATTGAGAATCTAGGTATATCTTTTTCATTAAAAGCATTTGCTCTATGTGGGTGAGATGCAGTAAACTGAATGAGTCTACCTTGTTTAAATGGCACCTTTTTATTTGTAGGTTTGTATATAAACTCTCCTCCTGTAACTTTACATTCAGGGTAATAAAGCATCAACACAAAACTTTCATCTGTATCAGATCCATCATTATGAAATGCACCATCCATATATTTAAACTGACAGTTACCTGTTATGTGATCTAAATCTAAGTTTGGTCTTTCTACATAATGTTTTATGTGTTCATGAAAAGCTCTTAATAAATTATTAGCAATGTTAACGTTTGGACCTACACCATTTTTATTAAAAAAAGTTTGTCCCATTAATCTATGTCTACCCTGTGTTTTATAAGGCCAACCTTTTCTACCAGCAATATTATCTATATCCCAGTTAGAATTTATTAAATCAAAAGCTAATTGATTTACCCAATGAATATCAAAAATATCATCATGCACTTTTATCGACATAAATATTCCAATCTAAATGTTTCATCAAATCCTCTATATGAAACTCTTTCTTACCACTTTCAATCACGTGTTTATTTAAAGTTTCTGAGTCTAGTATAACCCATTTTGTTTTAGTTTCAAATACAACCTTATCTGCTTTTGATCCTGTGTGTATTCTTTTTTGAAAAAGATCATCAATTCTTTTACGCATGTCTCTTACATCAAATTTAAATGTTTGATTTGAATGACCTTTAATTATCCCTTTAATATTCCAACCCTCATTCTTTTTTGGATATTCTATATCCGTAAGGTTATTAGCAAATCTATCTACTATGTTAGCTGACATTAAATGAAAAACTTATCCTAGGTTGTTTTGATAAATTAGGTTCTACTTTATGATAGAGCCATGCTGGAAATATATACAACATGTTTTCTTCTGCTGGTACAAACCAACTAGCGGAATTATACTCTGTAAATTTACCTTGATCATGAACTTTATAATAAGCATCCATTTGCGAAGGATTTTTAAATACTATTCGCCCAGAATTTTTAGGGCAAGAAACATAGAATACTCCTGCAAGTTTATTAAAAGGATGACTGTGTGTATCATTATAGTCTTTGTAGTAATTTATATTGAACCACATATGATTTAAATCTGGTGTATCGTTACACGATAATACTTGTGTTAAATATGCTGTAGAATATCTTTTAATATTGCTTATCAAACTTGTTCCTTTTAAGTAATCTCTCACATCTCCACTTTGATAACCTGTTGGATTACTTCTTTGTCTAGACTCATTTTCTTTTGCATAATCTAAACAAAACTTTTGTATCTTTGGTAAGTCTTGTCTTAATTTAATTTGTAAAAGTCCTGTTCTAAATATATCTTGAAAGATCATATCTTTGGATAACCTAGCATAGGTCGTCCGTCGTAAAGATTTTTTGTGCCAAAAGGTCCCTTTCTATTATTGTAATGAAGAAAAACTTGTCCACAAAGTTTACCTTTGAAAGGTTCTCTCCAATGTTCTAAATCACAACCAGAGTATAATAAAATATCTCCTGGTTCTAAATCTACAGCCACACCTTTATGTGCTGTATTTTTTATTTTAGTTTGCTCTCCAACTTTATCAAACGTTGTATCAAGTATATTGTTTTCTCCTGTTGGATCTATGTATATTGTCCAAGGATCGCCACCTAAATTTAGTGTGCCAGATATTTCACAACTAGCTCTGTCTTTGTGTCTAGCTAATTTTGATCCTGTTTCATACAATCTCGTATATGAATATGTCGGTATTAAATCTAAACCTGTATATTTTTTTATAGGTTTGATTGTCATATCTAACAAAGTTTCCATAGCCCAATCACCATGTTTAGAATAAACACCTTGAACTTGTGAGTCAGAAAATGTTCCTATAAAAGTATTTTGAGGATAAGTGTATCTCTTCTGCAACAAATCTTTTACGACAGTTGCTTGCATAATAAGATAGTTGTAAACAAAATCACAGACTTTTGGGTCCACAATTTTTTTAACTACACAGTATTTCTTTTTTTTAAACTCTTGCTTCATGTAAAATGTATCCAACCTGTTGCAATATATTTTTCTCTTGTCTTACTTATCTCACCTTTATGTGTATGTGTAAAGTCTGTCGGCCAAATAATTGTCACGCCTTTTTTAGCTCTTATTGTTTTCTTTTGATATTTAAAATGTGTACCTCCACCTGGCACAGTGTTTAAGTAAGTCATAAACACTAATAATCTATCACCATCTATAGTTTGCATTCTCTCATTGTGCCAACGTTTAAAACCTCCGTTTGGATTATAGTGTTGAATATTAAATCCTTTGTGACAAGCATACCTAGCATGATCTTTTAATTCTGTATATTTATCTTGATATTTTAAAATAAGTTTATTGATGTGAACCATATAATCTTTTATTGGATATATATTTTTAAAAGCACAGGAAAGGTCTGTAGATTCTTTTATAAGTGGATTTACTTTAAAACCAGCCTCACCTGGTCTTGTGTGTTCTATATTTTTATTAAAGTAACTAATTAAATCATCACACAACTTTAGTGGTGTTTTGTATTGCTGTATAAAATTACTTACCATATAGGTATATATCCTGTATTTATATCTTGTGGTCCGTATTTATTTTCCATAACTTTAAAATCATCAGCGTTTACCACATCAAACGCAATAGTAATTCTTTGTCCTTTAAAAGGAGATAATACATTTACTTTGTGATGTTTGTAAGCTGGACCTAAATACATTTTACCAGCTTCATTTTTAACAGTAAAATCTTTAAATTCAGTTTCTGTATTTTTTGGATCAATAGATAAATATCCGTGAAAAGTACAATCTTCATGATTGTGCCACGCTAATACTTCATCTTGTTTATGTAGATTTAACCAACATTGAAACCATAGCGGACCTTTCTTTTTGTAAAAACTTCTTATGTTTTTTTGCATTTCTTTAAATAATAAATAATAAAGCGAAGATCCTGCAGATAAAGAAACAAAACTATAATATCTAAAAAAACTAGTGGAGTTAATTTGTCTTAAGAACTGACCATAAGCAAAATGAAATCTATCATGTGCTTTGATAGCATCTTTAATTAATTTCTTTTGATTTTGTTTTACAAGTTTTATGTCGTAAAATTTATAATCTACTGCCATGTTGGTCCCTTTCTCCAATGCACTAAAGTCTTTCTCTCTCCTTTTATAATAGGTTCTACTTTATGTAAAATAAAAGATGGAAATATTATCAAAGATCCAGGTTGATTAAAACCCTCAAACTTTAATATTTGATGTAGATGTAAATAAAAATCACCACCTAAGTATTCTTTTTCTGACACATTTACTAACGCTGTAAATTTTAAATCATAACTATCTAGTGGTTGTAAATCGACATGCCAGTTATATTCACCACTGTTTTCTGCTTTGTAAGTGTTATGATATATCCAATCTCTATCTACCGATGGATGTAATACAAAACCAAAATTAAAAGTATTTATTTCATTAACTCTATCATCTATTTTATTTATAAAAGGTTTTAAATGTTTAGCATGTACTATTTGTACATCACAAGTTTTAACAGTGTCTGCAGGATGATCACCAAGTGAGTCATCTGATTTATTGTTTACTATTTTGTTTATCTCTTTTATTTCTTTCTTAGAGAAAAAATTTTGTTGAATATGCCAGGGGGTCTTCATTTAAAGTCAGGGCCACCTATCCAAGCAACTAAAGAATATCTAGTTCCTTTTGTAACAGGGGTGACTTGATGCAATACATAACTAGGAAAAACATTACAACAACCTTGATCTCGTTTACCCATGTCTGCTTTATCAGATAAATATAATTCTAAATCACCACCTTCGTAAGTTTTAGGATCTGATAATTGTAAAGTTACTGATAGTTTTCTAGCTGAACTACCTGCTGATCTATCAACATGTTTACCGTAGTGTCCACCAGGAGCTTGATACTCTGTAAATTGTATATCTTCCATAAAACCAAAAAGTTCAAAATGAAAATATTTATCATTTAATTGATGTATGACATCTGTAAGTTTTGCATATATTTCTGGACATTCATTCCAAGATAACCAAGCTACTTTACTTTGTCTTACTTTCTTATCTTTTTTAGGTCTTAAAATATCTATGCTTGCAGCTTTTGTGCCTTTCTTTTTACAAAAATCAATTACCCATTTACATTGTTCTGGTGTAAGAACTTTTTCTTGCCAAGCCCAATGTTGTACTTTATCTGTTTTTAGTGCCCATCCACCCATTATAAATCCTTAAAATTATAAGCTAAACTTATTCTTGGTTTATCTTTTACCTGTTGTTCAACAGCATGTTCTAATGAAGAATCAAATATAACACACATACCTGGTTGTGGGTCTACAAGCATTTCTTTAAATGTAAGATCATTATACTGTTTATATTTAATTCTAGACATTTGATTAACAGGGCTTTTGAAAGATACCCTAGCGTGATCACGTCCACCACTTAAAAAATATATAGTGCTTAATGTTGAAGCACCATGAATATGATATTCTTGATAATCATTCTTTTCATAAATATTAAACCATCCTTCATGAGGACGTGGATTTAAATGTGTAACATCTATTTGTGCGTGATTCGCATAACTCATGACTGCATCTATTACAAAGTTTTGTATAGGTAAAAAATCTTTATTATCAACAATATCAAAAGTTCCTAAAGTGTTATATGTATTTCTTGATAACCAATTGCTACCACCTTTTTTTGTTTTCTTTTTAATTTGATTACACTTCTTTACAAGTTTGTCTTCAATTAAATGATGTCTATGATTAATGGCAAAACCAAAGATAGATGCAAAGAAAGGTCTAACTTCTAGTGGTGGAATCATTTGTATTTAAAAACAATTGTGTATCTAATCTTATCTCTGAAAGGTGTTGCTTTGTGCCATACATCATCAGCAAAAATAACTAATCGATGTCTTTTAGGAACAATACCTTGTATCAAAGGGTCATTAATAAACAATGTTTCTCCTCCAAGATCTACATCATGTTCATCGAAATCAACAGCATAGTATAAAAGTGTGGTAACATCTTTACCATCAGAATGATAATAAGGATTCTCTCCTGGTTCAAAACTATTAATATATGCTCTAAATAATTTGCCTTTAGGTGTTAATTCTAATTTTTTAAAAGTTTTTATAAACGTTTTATAAATATACGAAGTTTTTTTTAATGTTGTGACTTTACCAGTGGGAGGAGTTTCTGGTCTATCAGACTCACCACGTTTAAATTTTAGCTTCTTAATTTCAGCTAGGATTTTTTTATTTTCGTCTTTTTTAAATATCTTATCTACTACTCTTAATGTCATTCTGTTCTCTTTCTATCAGCTTTCTAATTAAAAGCCAATGACTAAGCTGGTTTATTCATTACCCAACTTTGTGATGCTTCATCCCATTCTTTTAAATAGCCATCTTCTTCATCTAAAGGTTGTGCAACAGGGGGTTCCCATTGACCATTAGTTCTATTTAAAGTCCATGATGGGTATGGTTGACCTTCATGGAAACCATCCATTTCTTCATCATAAATCCAACCTGGACCTGGATAATTCATTCTAAAAGCTTTACTTTGATCTTCTGATTGCTCGCCTGTGATAGGATCAAAGTGTATGCCACCTTTTGTATTGTAGCTACATTGTCTTACGTTTAATCCTCTGGCTCTAATTTCTTCTTCAGTAATAGTATCAGGAGCGTGGTTAACTCTTGTTACAACATTGTTTTCATCTAACTCTGCAAAATGTGCCATATCTATTACGCCTCACTAAACGCTACAGTCTGAGAACTATCAGACGTTGCTGTTACTGTATAAATTTTAAATGATGGAGATGTAGAACTTGTTTGAGTTACACCTGGGCTAAAAGTTGCATTAAAGCTAGCAGGGATTTTAATAACTACAACACCTGATCCGCCATTACCACCTGGGAATTGACCTGTGTTTGCACCTGTTGATGATCCTCCACCTGCTCCTTGGTTTGTTCCGCCAGCAGTTCCTGCTTGTCCATTTCTCCAAGATCCTCCGCCACCAGTTCCACCGGATCCGCCTGGGCCTTGGTCTTCTCGAGAGCCACCACCCCCGCCGCCACCTCGCGTTACAGGTGATCCTGTGATTGAGTTTGTTAATCCATTTCCGCCTGGTCCACCGTTACCTGGTTGTGGTGATGCACCTGGAGGTGGTCCTGGAGTTGCGTCTGTTCCGGATGCCCCGGCTCCGCCGCCACCGCCACCTGGAAATGGGTTTTTATCTGTGTATCCACCTAAACCACCTGGGAATCCTTGACTTGGATCACCTGGTCCTCTTTTAGATGGGTCTGCTGTTTTTGAAGATGGTGGGTTTTGATCGTCACCGTTTTCACCGGATCCAACACCGTTTCCACCTCCTGACCCACCTGGCCATCCTCTTCCTTCAGGGAAAGAGTTTGGAATTATTGGGTTAGCATCTCTAATTGTTGGTGGGTGAAAGGCTCCTCCGCCTCCACCTAATGATGTAATAGTTGCAAATACTGATGGACTTCCATTGTTAGAATATCCAGTTGGTGGTGCTGGGTTTTGACCAGTAGTACCACCAGCTCCTACGACTAAAGAATAATCTTTTCCTAAGAAAAGATCTAATTGTCCTGCAGGATCTTGAGAAGATGAGTTATCAGGTCCACCTGAATATTGAGATGAGTTCGCTGGATCAACCAAACGATACCCGCCGGCTCCTCCGCCGCCTCCCTGATTTGTACCGCCACCGGCGCCACCAGCTAAAACGAAAAATGAAATACCTTCAATTTTCTTTCCGGCCATAGTTAAACCGAAACCTTTTGCTGCTCCTGCACCGAATGATCCTAATATTGGCATGCTCTTTCTCCTCCTAATTTATTACGCAAACTGTGTTTGTGCTGCAAGCGCTGTAAACGCAGCGTCACCAGTTTTAATAATTGTATATGTATAAGCATCGACAGAGTTAGCATTACCAGCTGTTGTCGCAGAACCGCCTGACCATTCTGGAGTTACTGAACCTCCGTCAATTGTAACTGCATTATTGTAATAAGGTGTACCAGTGTTTGTTGTCAAAAAGGCAACAGTGATTGACTCACCTGTATCCATAATATTGTTTAAAGAGTTTGAACCATCACCTCTGAAGTTAACTGTGTAGTTACCTGCTGAAGCAGATGTGTGGTAAAGAACAGCTTGTGTGATTACGTCATAGTTAACTGTTCCAGTTGTACCTGTTGCAGCGATAGTTATTTTTTCTGCTAGTTGCTGAATTTTACCAGCGCCTAGAGTTACTCTTCCTAAACCTTTTCCATTAATATTTAAATCAATGTTTGTGTCACCACCAGTTGCAGCAACACTTGGACCTGTACCTGTAGCTTGGTTAGTTACAGAGATCTCGTTAACTGCTGAACTAGTTTTTACAAATTTAATGTATTCGTTATTTGAATCATCTTCTAATGCTCCACCAGTGTCGATAATAACGTCATTACCATTTGTATCTAGTACGCCTGATAATTGTGGTGTGATGTCAGATGATAAATCTGTGAAAGCAGTATCAACAACATTAGTTCCATCTGAGAAAACCATTTTTGTAGTTTTGTCAGTTGTTGCCCAAGTAACTCCAGAACCTGAAGAAGTTTTGAAAGTTACAGTGTAAGCACCAGATGTTCCGTTTGCTACAATGAAAGTTTTTTCAATTGAATCAGGAATAGTAACGTTAACGTTAGTCGATAAAGTTCCTGTTAATTTGATTACTGCGTTTTTACCGTTTGATACGGCACCGTTAGAAAAAGTAAGTGCTCTGTTAGCGTTCGTTAAGTTGAACGTATCATATCCACCGATTGCTTGTTCTACGATTAATAAGTTTGTGTTAGTTATTTGACCCCATGTTCCCGAGTTTTCACCGGTTGCTTGTACAGTCAATTTTAGACTTGCTGATGTCGAGTTTGCCATAATTTTTATATCCTCTTATTACGTTTTTTATTAAAATTTATATGGGCTGTCAAACACTAAATTTAATTAAATTTTATTGTTTTAAGCTGCGGTGTCAACCTCTTTCCATGTAGCGGTTGTGCCGGTATCTACTTCATTCCAGATCAAATTATATACTGTTCCTACGTTAGCTGTCAAGCCTATTCCAGTAGGTAAAACAATACCATCTGCAGTAACTATTTCTTCTCCCTCATTCATAGTCATGCCAATACCTGTTAACATGACGTCTGGAGATGGATCTGCTTGACCTAAATTAGCAGTCATAGCTATACCTGTAATTTCGAATGTATTACTAGGATTACCCCAGTTTCCTTCTCCCCAACCGTATCTACCCCAACCTTGGTTAATTTCACCTGCTACAGTCTCTTCTCCTAAAGTTGTAGTCATTGAAATACCTGTAGGTATTACTGTTTGGATATTAGTATTTTCGTTCCATGGTTGTTGACCCCATGCTTCTCTACCCCAACCAACTTTAACTTCTGCTGTTGTGGATACAGATGCAAGAGTTGCTGACATTGCTTGCCCAGAAAGCGTTGCACCTTCATTTGGTGAACCCCAAACTTGTGCACCCCATTCTGTTCTACCCCAACCTTGATTAATTTCACTCGATATACTTACACTGCCAATTGTAGCTGACATTGCTATTCCAGTTAAAGATGCAACAGGAACAAAAACGTTGTCATTCCAAGGAGCAGTGCCCCAAGTTGATCTACCCCAACCTTCATTAACTTGCGCTGTAACAGTTGGTGAGGCAAGAGTCGCTGACATTGCAATACCAGTTAAAGATGCAGCTTCATCTGTATCACCCCAAACTTGATTACCCCAAGCTCCTCGTGACCAACCTGCATTTACTTCTGCAGTCACTGTTTCTTCACCTTGAGCGACAGTCATCGCTTGACCAGTTACATTTACGCTTAATTCTGTTTCGTTAGTATTCCAACCTTCTTGTCCCCAACCTTTTCTACCCCAACCAGTATTTACTTGAGTAGTTATAGTTGGACTTGCAAGAGTTGCAGACATTTGAATACCTGTTGGTTGTGTTTGTCCAAAGATACCCCATGATGCTTCGTTCCAACCAAATCGTCCCCAACCTGTGTTTACTTGTTCTGTGGTAGTCACACTTCCTAAAGAAGCTGACATTGATATGCCTGATAAAATTCCTGATCCTGAGTCGGTTACATCACCCCACTCACCGTTGTTCCATGCTGTTGTTCCCCAACCTTCTCTTAAAAATGCTGTGACTCCATCTGTTGCTATGGTTGCGCCATTACCTGTTACGTTAAAAGTTGAATTTTCATTATCGTTCCAGTTACCAACACTCCATGCACCTGCACCCCAAGAATCAACTTGAAGGTCCATAACACCACCCATTCCTGAGCCGTGTACATAACAAATAAAATAAAAATCTGCAGTTTGAGAAACTGTAAGTTCTACAGAACGAGTTGTTGCTGCGTTAAAAGTTGTTGTGTCTGTGTATTGAGCGTAAGAAACTGTCGACCCATCTAATTTAAAAGTTACACCAGAAGTTATTGCTTGACCTGTTGATGTAGTTGTAGAAAAAATTAATGGGTGATTATCATTAGTATAGTCATCTTGATTAAACGCATACGTTAAGCCGCCGACTACATCGACGTCCATCGTACGAACACCGTCTAAATAAAATACATTTCCTGTCCCGCCGCCGTACCTACTGCCTGTTGCAACAGTAACTGTATACGTTTTAAACGCCATAGGAGTTACCTCCTATTAACCAGAGATCCTTAGAATCGCTGCTGTTGACGTGGCTGCTGGAAACTGAATAGTAAACGTTCCTGATGTTGCTGTTTTATCACTTCCAAAATCTAAAACTGCTACAGCTTTGTTAGAGAAAGTTGTATTATATATTAATGCACCTCTCGCTGTTAAAGTTACGCCAGTAAAAGATCTATCTGCAAAGTCAACTCTTGCTACACCAGCTGTCATTGAAGTTCCAGAATTAACTAGTTTTCCGCCACCCTGTGTGTATTGTCCAGAGTTAGAAACTTGGTTTCCTGTACTGTCTCCAGGATATACAGTTGTTGTTGAATTTAAAGTTGCAGAAGAAGTATAAAGAGCGATTTTAAAAACATCACCACCTGATTGTGAAAAGTCGTGATCTCCATCAAATAGTTCTTTTTTAAAACTGTTTGCTATTGCTTGTGTTATTGCCATGTTTTATCTCCTTATCCTTGTTTTGGTAAACGAGGTGCGCTTTCAATAAACTCATCTCGTCTTCTTCTTCCCATTTGCTCTATAGAGAATCCTTCAATCGCTTGTTTATACCTTTGTTCGTATAATTGCAAGAGATCTGTCGGTCCCTTTAGAAAACCATATGCCTCAACTAGGCAAGCATATAAAAGTCCGTTGGGAAATTGCAAACTCAGATATGTAGTTGTATTTGTAGACGATAATCCAGAAGGTTTCAAGATATAATTTAACTGAATCGTATAAGCAGCGTCTGCCACAGGAGCAAAAACTAG